ATTTAGTTAATTATTTAGTTTAGTTGTTACGTTTATATTATCCAATACTTATCGTATTTAGTTTGTAATTAATTATATTGTATCAAAGTATGATAATGGAATATAGTAATTATTGTTTATTTTATAATATAAGTTTTTAGTTTTATAATTATTTGATTGTTTTAATTTAAGTATTTTGTTATTAATAGTTAAAGTTATTTTTGTTTTGTTTTTGTTAAATTTTAAAGTTTTGATAATTGATAAGTTTAAGTTAATGTTTGATTTACACTTATATTATCCAACTTGACTCGTATTTACATTGTAAAAGTAGTACTTTCATTTATTGAATAGAAATCGTTACGAGTTATTGTGCGACTTCTCTCCACTCACAATTGCATTTTCAATTATTTGTGCGAGTATTGCAAATATCGTTATTTGTACTATAAATTCTAAAATGTGCATAATTAGTTGTTTTTAAAGTTTAGTAAAAGTGTGACATTAGGTAGTTAAGTAAGGTAATGTAACAGGCTATTGTCACTGTTTTGTAATAGACACACGTTCCCGAGTGTTTCGACTATTAAAGTCTCATCAGTATTACTCTACTGCAAATTCTCTAGCCCATGTAGGTAAGTTATTACTGTTAGTGTAGTTACCATATTTCTGAAAGCAGTTCATAGTCTCCAGTTTTTCTTGATTAGCAGAGTATACTGCATCGTGGTCATACTTGTATGTAATACCTTTTTTGTTTGTGAATTCAATTACAATTCCTTTTCCGATTAGAGCTTTGCTCAATACAAATCTTTTCTTTTGCATAATGTTTAACTTAATTTATTAATTTCTTTTTACATATATATTATCCAATGTGTTTCGTAATTAGTTTGTAGAAATATAATAAAAATAGAAAACGTGAAAAGTTTCAACGAAAATGAATATAATGGGGGCCCGTGGCGTTATATAAAACGATTTTACGTAATGTGTTGAGAGCCAGTAGAGTAGGGGCTATGCAAACTCTATACATTTATAACGTACTTATGTGACACAAGCCTGTTAATGATTAGATGTAATAGGCTATTGTCATACTTTTAATATATTCACCTAATAAGTGATAATAAGAGTATGGCACAGAAACTATCACCAGAGGCAGCGTCTGCTAAGAAAAAGAGAGATCTTGAAGCAGCTAAATCTCCATTACGTAAAAAACGTAAACGTGAGAACCAAGTTGCACGCCGGGCTTATAAAAAGAGAGGCTTTAACTTGAGAGGTAAAGATGTACACCATTGTCCTGATAGCGGTAAACTAAGCCTTGTATCCGCAAGCAAGAATCGAGGATCACTAATGGTAAAAGATAAAGCAAAGAAATAATGGCATTTAAGATGAGAGGTATTAGCGCTTTTAAGAAAGACACTAACAAAGTTGACTCGGCGAAAAACAAGAAATTGAAAAAGAAGTACGATCAGCAGGAGATAGACTTAGCTTTAAGAACGGAGAAAAGTAAATTGACAGCTGAACAAAAAAAGATACGTAGCTTTTTAGCTAGTAAATCATAAAAATAAAGATATGGCGTTTAAGATGAAAGGCATGAGGTTTCACGACACTGACTCTACAATGGTTAAAGAAGCTAAAAGAGAAGATGTGAAGATGGAAGAGATAAAAAAGGAAAGAGGTTTTGAGTTTAAAATGATTAACGGAAAGATTGTTAAGGTCGACTTAAAAGGAAAAGTAGTAGAAGAGAAGAAGAAAAAGAAGGAGTAATGGGTATGGGCACTGAAAGACAAAAGAGATTCAAGCCATCTACTGGATATGTTCAGAAGAACAATCCTCACCCTGTTACCAGCTGTGGGCGAAGAAGACCATTCATGCAAGATGATAGCCCGTTGTCCATGCGTAAGACTACAAAAGGCAAAGGCCGAACGTTTAGAACAGCGGAAGAAGGTGCGGGAATGACATCTAAAGGTGTTGCTGATTACAGAAAAGAAAATCCAGGTAGTAAACTACAGACTGCGGTTACTGGCAAAGTTAAACCAGGTAGTAAAGCTGCTAAAAGAAGAAAATCATTTTGTGCTAGATCCAAAGGTTGGACTGGCGAAAGAGGTAAAGCTGCTAGACGCAGATGGAAATGTTAAAATAATAGACATGGCGATAAAACACAAAGATTTAAAAAAAGTAGTTAACGAGTTAGAAGGCGCTGTAAAAGCACATGGTAGACAAGCTAAAACTATTAAGCAGCATATTGTTGATATGGAATCTCCAATGAAAATGAAAAAATCACCTATGCTTTTAAAACTATCCGCTGGTTGTAAAGCTGCAGCTAGAAGAAAGTTTAAAGTGTATCCTAGTGCGTATGCTAATATGTGGGCATCTAAAACCCAGAAAAAAGGTAAGTGCTAATGGCATTTAAGATGACATCACCGTTTCCCAAGAAAGCTAAGGGTGGAGGTACTAAAAAAGTATGCCTACCTAAAGCTAAAATAGCTAGCATGTCTAAAGCTGAAAGGCAAAAAGTCATAAATGCTAAAAGAGCAGCTGCAGCTAAAGGCAAATATAAAAGATCTAGTAAAAGTAATGTAACTGGTACTGCTAGTAGGAATTTAAAACATTGGGTTCAGCAAGACTGGAGACAAGTTGGAAATCCTAGTAAAAAGTGCGGAGAGTAAGTGATAATATAAACATCGATAAAAAATAAAGATATGGCATTTAAAATGTATGGCAAATCGCCAATGATGAAAGCTTTAATTGGAAAGCAAGAAAATTTACCAGAAGAGCTAAAGGCTAAAATTCTAGCTTCACCTGCTAAAATGTATGGTAAATCACCTAAGAAAAAATATAAGTCAGACGCTCAGCGTAAAGCAGTACATGCTAGCAAAGCTGAATCTGCAATGAAAAACTATAAGAAAGGCTACTACGGAGCCTAAGCATATCGGATAGACCGATACCCACGTTATTAACCTAAAACCAAATTATTATGACGTACCTATATTACCAGACTACCAGTACGACTGGTGGCGAAATTAAAGCAAATGAGAAAACCAAAAAGCAATGGGAGCATTTAGCGAACAAAGCAAACTGGAGGATTACCCAGTTGCCCAATGGTTACTATCAAACTGAGGCCTCAAACCCAGAAAACAACAATTGGCATGACGTTACGCGCAGAGAGACCCTCGAAGGAGCGGAATCTGCAATTAACGGATCAGTGGAGCACTTCACTAAAAAGTTAGAAGCCACAAAAGGACCGAAAGTTGTTAAAACATTCGAGAATGAATAAGTTAAAATTAATCGGTGTAGCCTTAGTTGGCTGGACCGGTTTATTATTTACGGCCTTTCTATACTACATAGCTATAGCAAGTGTTATTAAGGCATTCTTTTAATATAATTTAATTTAATTTAATAAAATGGAATACAATTTACCAAGCGAAATTGTCAAAGATCTAAACTTTGGTGATGATGCAAAAAAAAGCGTGATTACTGGCGTAGAAAAACTAGCAAAAGCAGTAAAATCGACCCTCGGAGCCTCGGGGAAATGTGTAATCTATGAAGATGCACGTGGAAATCCAGTTATTACTAAAGATGGAGTAACAGTAGCGCAATCCGTTGTGTTATTTGACCCTGTCGAAAACATTGGAGCTACTCTTATTAAAGAAGCGGCTAGCAATACAGTAAAAGAAGCAGGGGATGGTACTACTACAGCAACCGTTCTTGCTGAATCACTATTAAAAACAGTAAACGACCCTAAGTACAGTGAAAATTCTATCAGAGAGATCAAAGCGGGTATTAACTCGGGATTACAGAAAGTTAATGAATACCTTAACGAAACTGCTATTAACGTTGAAGGAGACATGCTTAATAACGTCTCATCGATTTCGTGTAACAACGATGAAGCTCTGGGACAAATTATTGCAGAAGCTTATACTAAAGTAGGTAAAGACGGTGTTGTCCTCATGGAGGGTAGCGAAAGCGAGGAAACCTACGTAGAGTTAGTAGACGGTGTACAGATCGATTGCGGTCTTACTTCTCCACACTTTGTAACAAACACAGAAAAACACAAGTGTGAGCTAGATAATCCACTTATCCTTATCGTTTCTAGTGAAATTCCTAACATTAGAAAAATCCAAACAGTATTAGAACATGTTATTAAACAAGGTCGCGCCTTACTCATTGTAGCTCCGGTAGCACAGCAGGTAAAGTCCGCTTTGTTAATGAACAAGGTCAAAGGCAATATTAAGATAAACATTGTTGATCTACCAGGCTTTGGACCTACTAAGAAAGATGCTACAGAGGATTTAGCCATCTTAACAGGTGCTACGGTTATCAACGAAGAACTTGGTGATGACCTNGACCTTATCANTATCGAACATCTTGGAGAGGCTGAATTTGCTACTACAGACGACAAGAGCACGGTTATTACCCTTGAAGAGATGAACGATGAGATAGAGGAGAGAATTGACGAGGTTGCTAAGAAGATTGCTGACGAGAAGAACGGTTTTATTAAAAAGAAGCTAGAGCAAAGATTAGCTATGTTATCTGGATCTGTTGGTATTATCCGTGTAGGTGCTGATTCTAAGGTTGAACTTAAAGAAAAGAAAGACCGGGTTGAAGATGCTATTTACGCTACAAAGGCCGCTTTGAAAGAAGGTATTGTCCCTGGTGGTGGAGTTGCACTACTTAACGCATCTCAAAAAATCGAACCCTCTAACGAGGGTGAGAAGATCTTGTTTGAATCTATACAAGCACCTTTCCACACTATACTAGCTAATGCAGGTATAAAGGTTATGTCAGACACTGTTGACCATGAAGGCTATGGTAAAGACGCTATAACTGGAGAGAGGATTGATATGGTTAAAGCTGGGATAGTGGATCCGGTTTTGGTTACAAAATCGGCGCTGAAAAATGCAGTTAGTGTCGTTTCAACTATTATCTCTGCAGATTGTGTAATTTCAAATATGCGTACAAATGAAAGCAGTTAACGACTATATCGTAGTAGATAAAGAAAAGATTGGACCTAAAAAAATCGGTGGATTAATCCTAACCGAAAACCTAGATGAGGATAATAGATATGTCAAAGCTACTATCATTTCTACAGGAAACTTGATTGAAGGATTGAAAGATGGAGATGTGGTACATTACGATAAACACGCAGGCCATGGAATCACCTGGAAAGATACGATGTATCAGGTAATCCGAGGACGTGACGTAGTTTTAGTAGAATAAGTTTATTATCAAGTAAAGTATGTAATAACTACTTATGTAGATTAAACATAAACCTTAACCCAAAACCCTTAAACATAAAATCACGAACAAATTATTAATTAATCATTAAAACAAAAAATTATGGCAGTACAAGCAGCAGTACCATCTCACGGTGGTGAAGTTTTAGCGGTCTTTATAAAAGACGCTAACGAAAAACTATGTGCTCCAGCTTCAAACTTTTTAGGAATGAATTGTGCGGGCGCTGGTAGTATGGAGTTAGGTTTTGAAAAAGTTGATGGAACTTTAGGTGAAACTTTAGTGACATTAACTGTAACCGACGCTGATGGTGTTGGATTCAAAAGAGTAGCTCAAGCAGTTGCAAACGCTCTTGCTGGAGGACACATGGCAGGAAAATACGTGAAAATCGCGGACACCTCAACAGGTGCATTTATTCATTCAGATATTACTGCGGTAGCATCTATAGCTTAATAAACAATGAGACAAGAAAATTATTTATACTTTGCTACGGCAGGTAACAACGACGCTGATAAAGATGCGGTAATGTATCCAGCTTCTTCTTTTAGAGGAGCGGTAACAATTTCAAGCACAACTACAGAGTTTTTCTTTGCACCAAGAGACGGTACGGGAACAGTTGCTGATGGTGTATTATGTACACATGCTGATGTAGCAACTAACACTGTTGATGGTCTTTCTGCCTATGGAACAGACGCTCACTATGCTGTTATGGAAAAGTTCGCACAACTTAAGAGTGGAAACAGAATGAATACTAACAATTTTACGGTGGTAAAAGATTTAAACACTAACTTACCTTCTAACGAAGGCGCTATTAGTTCTACAGGTTTAGATGAGATTACCGCTATAACTATAACAACTCACTAAGACATGGAAAATTACTTATATTTCAGAAAAAATAGACCGGTTTCTGCGTCTGTGACGTTGGGATCAGCAACGCAAACTTGTCCAGCTTTTTCAGCTGCAGACATAGGCGTATTAGCTAATAACGATAACTTAAATGAAATAGCAGCAATATCTATTACATCACTAGACGGTGGTGGAACTGGGCATGCTTCAGTTTTATTCACACCAACAACAATATTACCAACCTTAGCTTATAGTGGTTCAGCTTTAGCTATTGCTACTGGAACTACACACTGGATTGAACCAAGCTCACAAGCTTATGCTAATGGTATTTTAGTTCTTGATGGTCATGGTACAGCTGGTGGTTATACATTAGATACTGGTGACATTGTAACTGCATACTGGAAAACAGGATTGGAAACAGCTTTTATGTATCCAGTGAGCGCTTTGAAAGGTATTGTAGCTACTGACACTAATACTTCATCGTTAACATTTGCTTCTTTAAAAGGAGATAGCACTGATGACGTTATAACTATTGAGCATGCTAACGATGGGTTTGATGCATTGGCTAAAATGATAAATGATGCTTGCCACGCGTTTCCTAGAGACGGTAGAATTATAAACGTTATTGACGGTCACGATGGTAGAGTTGCTACTTTAGACAAAAACAATGCTGCAGGAATCACAACTATTGAGTTTGCACCAGAATCTGGTTATTAATAGATGAGATTAACATCTCACGATATTCGTGAATTACAAATCCTTAAGTACTACAGGCTCACACGAAAGTGGGCCTGTAAGACTTACGGGTTAAATGATGCCGATCTTGAATTACTAATTTATTTAGATTGCAAAGGACGGTTTACAAGAAATGAATTTATTGAAGGAGTCTACACTTATTCGTGGGACAAAGCCCGTTGGGAGAGACTCCGTAGTAAAGGCTGGATTGAGGTTTGGAGACATAGAAATCGCACGACGATAAAATATAGCGTATATAAAACCTCGTTCAAATGCAGCCAACTTATAAGTAGAATATATCGAATCTTATTGGGAGATGAAGATCTACCAACTTCAGATCGAAGCGTATTCTACGAAAACAAATCATATACTGACAAAGTCTATAACAAGGCGATTGACGATATGATTAAAGACCCAAACAGATAATGGCGTTTAAACTAGGTAGAGAAAAGGGTTTACAAGCAAGTGGTGGTAACATCAAAAGTAAGTTCAAATTTAGAACTGAAAACGAAGCTATCCCTGGAACGCCTGTGTTTAAAAAAGATTTAGGTGATGGCGTTTTAGCTGAAGCTAACATGGATGGATCTATCTACGTAAGTAAAGACATGCATCCAGATGATCCAATGCTACATCAGGCTATGGTTCACGAAATGCAACACATAACAGCCATGAAGCTTGGTAGGGAAACTTACGATGACAACAACGTTTATTTTAAAGGGGAAACCTGGAAAAGAAACAACGGTTTTATAACAAACCCACATACTGGTGAAAGATTAGTAGAGGGTGATAAACGACTTCCCTGGGAAGCAAACAAAATTTAGATTATGGCATTTAAAATGAAAGGATTTTCCGGCTTTAAACAGAAGGATGATAAAGAAAAGTATACGACAGCTGGTAAACCAAAGTTTTTATACAACGCTGATGGTAAGAAAGTAAATACTAATAATGTAGACGAAGGTAACTTAAGTAAAATTAAGGTTGAATCTGACACTAATCGAAAGTACGTATCATACTTAGAAGGCTCTAAAGCTGGAGGTCGACTTTACTTAAGTAATCCAAAGTAATATGTGGAGTTTATTTAAAGATAAAAACGAGATTAACGAAAAGAACGTAGTGGGGTTTGCCTCATTTGTCGTCATGGTGTTATTTGCTGTAGCTGACCTTGGTACTAGCGTTCTAGCTGACAAAGATTTAATTATAAATGAAGTTGTTTACAATTCGTTTGTATGGGTAACTTTAGGTTGCTTTGGTATTAGCTCGTTTGAAAAAGTAAAAACTAAATGAGTGTACTAACTAAGATATTTTCTGGAGGAGCTGGGGAGCTTGTTAAAAGCGTGGGTGGAGTGTTAGATAACTTAACTACATCTAAAGAAGAGAAGCTCGAAGCTGAAAGAAAAATAAAAGAATTAATCGCTAACTACGAGGTTGAGATGGAAAAGAACATCACATCTCGTTGGGAAGCAGATTTAAAGTCAGATTCATGGCTTTCAAAGAATGTACGTCCAATGACGCTTATATTCTTAATAGTATGCACGATGCTATTAATATTCATTGATGCTGGTGCAATTAACTTTAACGTGAAGGACTCGTATGTAGACCTTCTTCAACTAGTATTAATAACAGTAATCGGGGCTTACTTCGGAGGACGAAGCCTTGAAAAAGTAAAAAAATAAAATTATGGGATTAAATTCAACATCAACAGCTTACGCTTTTGGACAGCTTGGAAGTGGTTTTAGTGATGAGGCAGTGGAGGTAACACCACCAACTGGAAAAGTTATAGTAGCAATTCAATTTTTAGAAGACACAGTGTTGAGCACGTTGGTAGCGGCTACAGATGTAGTTGACACAGCTTACTTTAGCCACACTACTGCCGTAGCAAACAACGGTGGCGGAGCAGCTGAATCAGACGGCGCTACAAGTTTTCCAAAAGGAATAACTATATATGGTCGATGGGCAAGCTTTACTCCTCCAGCATCAACAGCGGGTGGGGTAATCTTCTACTTCGGATACTAAAACAAATTAATCAAATTAAATTAAATTAAATTATGGCAAAAAGAAAGACCCCGAAGACGGTGGACTTAAAACCCCGTGCGGAAAAAATTACAGACCAACAGCTAGAGCGTATGCAAAAAGCTGTTAGTGGAATTAACAGGACTAAAATAGAGCTAGGTGCTATTGAAATGCAAAAGCATAACCTGCTACACGCTGTTAACGAAATGCAAAGCTTACTACAAGAGCTTCAACAAGAGTTTGAGAAAGATTACGGAACTACAAATGTAAACATTCAAGATGGCTCTATAAAATACGAAGAAGATGTCAAGGCTGATAAGGAAGATTAGCATCGGTAAGGATTACAAGAATGACGCTATGCACTATGCCGTGGGGCAAGAAGTGTATGGCGGTCATACTATCTGCGACATTATAGAGGAAGAAACTAAATTCTCTGTCTACATTAGAAAAGGCAACGACGTTCTTCCTTGGAAAGACTTTAATAAGAATATGGCGGTATCCGTTGAATATAACTTACAATACTAATGAAGAGTATATACGGTTTTGTAATTGAGCCAAAAGGCGAAAGATATAATAACACCGTTAAAGTTGGCAATGTTGATCTAGTGGTTAACACCGAAGTCTTCAATCATCAGTATGTAAATAGAGAGGCTATAGTTCTCAGTACTCCTAGAATAAACAATACTGATATTAAAGAAGGTGATACCGTCCTGGTTCATCATAATGTTTTTCGAAGATGGCACGATGTTAAAGGTGTTGAGAGAAACAGTAAAAGCTACTTCAAGGATAATCAATATATAATCCAAGAAGATCAAATATTTCTATACAAAAGAAATGATGATTGGAAAACTCTATCTGGATATTGTTTTGTTCAACCGTTAAAAGCAGTTGATCAATTCAACGTTGAGTCAGAGAGACCTTTACTTGGAGTTGTTAAGTATTCTGACGGGGTAACAGAAGTTGGCGACTTGGTTGGGTTTGATCCCGTATCAACCTACGAGTTTGTTGTCGANGGAGTAAGAATGTACAGAGCACTATCTAAATTTATTACAATCAAATATGAATATCAAGGAGACGAAGAAGTGTATAATCCAAGCTGGGCATAAGGCAGTTGAAGAGCTTATTAAAGTTGCAAAAGAAGCTATAGTTGATAGTGGTGACGATATAACGGCAGATAGACTGAAGAATGCTGCGGCTACTAAAAAACTAGCTATATTTGATGCATTCGAAATTCTCAACCGTATACAAGAAGAAGAAGGTCTTTTGGAAGGAAAGACATCTGAAAAGAAAGAAGACAGAGTATTTAAAGGCTTCGCGGAAGGCAGATCGAAATGAGTTACGAGCAAAGTTTATATAAAATAATAGAACCTGTCAAGCGTACGACAATTAGTCGTATGAATAAGGGTAAAAAGTGGAAGTATGGATACAATAAAGAGCATGATATTATCGTTATATCAAAAACTGGGCAAATTGGTGAAATTTATGAAATTCAAAACTTGCGGATTGCTTTGCCAAAAGTGCCGGTGCGAGTGCACGAAACAGAGCTGAACAATTGGCAGAAGATAGAGTATCCTAAAGAATTATCTAAATTAAAAAATATATTTGACTGGAGAGATTATCCAGAAGAGCGAAAGGAGCAGTGGTACGATTATATCGACGAGGAGTTTAAACGAAGAGATGAAGGCTTCTGGTTTAAAAATAATGGAGTAAATACCTATATAGTTGGGACACACTATATGTATTTACAGTGGAGTAAGATTGACGTTGGTGCTCCAGATTTTAGAGAGGCTAACAGGTTGTTCTTTATATTTTGGGAGGCGTGTAAAGCTGATAAGAGATGTTACGGAATGTGCTATCTTAAAAATAGACGTTCAGGGTTTTCTTTTATGAGTTCAGCAGAAGCGGTTAACTTAGCTACTATTTCGAGTGATAGTAGATATGGAATACTATCCAAAACGGGTAGTGATGCTAAGAAAATGTTTACAGATAAGGTTGTACCTATATCAATAAACTATCCTTTCTTTTTTAAACCGATCCAAGATGGTATGGATCGACCTAAAACTGAACTAGCATATAGAGTTCCAGCGAGCAAGTTCACTCGTAAGAAGATAGCGTCTAAAGAGAAGCTAGAAGAGCTTAAAGGATTAGACACAACAATAGACTGGAAGAATACCGGAGACAACAGTTATGATGGTGAAAAATTAGCACTATTAGTACACGATGAATCTGGTAAGTGGGAGAGGCCTGATAACATATTAAACAACTGGCGCGTTACAAAAACATGTCTAAGATTAGGTAGTAGGATTATAGGTAAGTGTATGATGGGATCAACCTCAAACGCTTTGGACAAAGGAGGAGATAACTTTAAAAAGCTTTACAATGACTCAAACGTTACAAAGCGAAACAGAAATGGACAGACGAAGTCTGGTTTATATTCTTTGTTTATCCCAATGGAATGGAACTATGAAGGATTTATTGACAGATACGGAAATCCAGTCTTTGATAGTCCAAGTGATGATGTCCTCGGACCGGATGGTGAACTAATAGATGTTGGTGTTGTAGAAAACTGGCAGAATGAAGTTGATGGACTGAAAGATGATCAAGATGCCTTAAATGAGTTCTACCGACAGTTCCCAAGAACTGAGGAGCACGCGTTTAGAGATGAAACAAAAAACAGTTTGTTCAACTTAGTGAAGTTGTATGAGCAAATAGATTATAACGAAGGAAATAGAAACTCTTCAGTGTTGAATGTAGGAAACTTTCAATGGGCGAATGGAGTAAAAGATACACAAGTTATTTTTACGCCAGATCCAAACGGGAGATTTAAACTAAGTTGGGCACCGCCTGCTAACCTACAGAATAGAGTTATATTAAAAAATGGAATTAAGTACCCAGGAAACGAACACGTTGGTGCGTTCGGCTGTGATAGTTACGACATTAGTGGTACTGTTGACGGTAAAGGCTCTAAAGGAGCGTTACATGGATTAACTAAGTTTAGCATGGAGGATGCTCCTGCTAACACGTTCTTTTTAGAGTACCTAGCAAGACCACAGACCGCAGAGATTTTCTTTGAAGATGTATTAATGGCATTAGTATTTTATGGTATGCCAATACTTGC